CCATGCAAACTGCCGCACCACTTCCCATCGCATCGAGCCATCATCGGCGTACATTGCCCGACTGTCTACGGTGTCAGGCGTCGGCAACTTCCACCGCTGGCCACCCAGTTCAATCAGCGGCCCCGCCTGTGTGTAGTGCCTGCGAAGTTCGCCTTCTTGTGGTGGTTTGTCCCGCCAAACTCCAACGCTGTACAGCGGGCCTTCATCACCCTTCACAATGCCCGGAAACCAGTCTTGTGCAGCGGCGTCAAAGTGCATCCGCGGGGCTTGTGGTGACAACCAGCCAACCATTAGCCCCGTGGCCCCACGCGGCCCCGGATGAACCGGCAAGAGGTCATGCCCACCGAGCAAATGAGACAGCCCGGCAACGCGACAGCGGCTTTCAAGATCCTGCGGAGTGCAGTTTGGAAAGTGAAGAAGGAAGTGCATTGTGGCCGATCATGGAATGGCGACGGTCGTTGAACTGGTCAGAGTCTTGCCGTGAAGCGTGATAACCGCCGAGCCGTCGTCATTATTGCTGATGCTGACGCTTCCGGTGTCTGCCAGCCCAGCCGCAAACGTGAATCGGATGTTGTCGCTGCTGGCGCTGTACACACCGCTGTCGGCACGGCGCCGGAGGTAGGCGTTTGCGGACGTCATCGCGGTCCAGTCGCCGACGGTTCCAGCCACGGCCGCAAAATCGTTGACGGTGATTTCCATTGTGGGCATGATGGATTTAATCATCGCGCGGGTCGGCCAAACAGCCCCAGAGCCCAAAGGCGGTTTGACGATCTCCAGCCCCGGGGTGACTCGCACGGACTGAACACCAGCAATCAGCGTGGCGTTGATGTAGACGGGGCCGAGAGCGAATTCAGCATTGAACGACTGGCCCCCAAGAGCTTGCCCGGTGGCGTCGTCTGCGCCTTTGGTCACGCCGTCAGCGGACAGCCAGTGCAGGTCACACTGACAGGTTGCGAAATCGCCGTCCTGCGTGGCTTCAATGAGCGTTGGCACCAGCAAGGCATTTGCCCCAGTGATTGCATCATGGTTGCTGCCACTGGCAAACGTGCCGCCGTTTGACCGGCTTTTCAAGGCCACGGTGATCGTGGAACTGGTCGCCAGCGATCCGCCCGAAATGAAGGCTCCGGCGTTCAATGCCAGCAATGCGGCAAGGTCGCCGCTGGTGATCTGTGTAACCTCGCCAGCCGACTTCCCAGACACCTGTGAAATCGTGGCGCCGCCGGAAGTCATTGCCCTCCGGTGCTCCTGATTGGTGCGATGGTCAGCCGCGGTGATTTGCCGGATGGTGGCCGCGCCAAAGATGAAATCTGCAAGCGTGAAAACAGCCATGACTCACTTTGCCTTTCGGTTGCGTTTGCGTTTGTATTCGGGGCTGCCTGCCCCCTTTTTGTACATTCTGGCCATTGTCATGCGGTCCTCACGGATCTCGCCTTTTGTCACCTTTGCGATTTCGTCCTTTTGCCACTTCGCAAGCCGTCGGTTTTGTTTCGCCGAAACCCTTGCCCGCTGCTTTGGCGTCATCTTTTCAAACTCATCCTGCGGAATGAATTTGTTTAACCGACTCCGCATCACCAGCCGTGCGCCGTACTGGGTCGCCGTGACTTTCTTCCGGAGGTTTCGATAGAGCGCCCCAGTGCGATAGTTGGGCCGCTTATGGCCGAATTTCTTTTGCTTCCACTTGTTGTAATTCGCCTTTCGCTCACGCGCCCCGTAAAGCTGGTGGGCTCGTTCTTCAAAGTGCCATTTGATCCGTCTGTCTGCGTGCGATTGTGCGATGTGCCGATTGATTTCTCGCATCAGCCGAGCGTGCATTCGCGAGGTCAGATTCGCCCTCGTGATTTGCAACTCCAGCTTAAGCATTATTGCACCTCAACCACCAGCCCAAGCTGCAGCATCCAATCTGCCCGCCCGTCATTGTCGTCTGGGTCAATTGGTCCCGGCCGCATGGGCATCGTGATATTCCGCAGCATGAGCTGCCCACTGCCATTCACCGCCCCGTTGATGTCCGCCAGCAGTGCCGACACCTGCTGCCACACCCACGAAAACTGCTGCGAATAGTCCGCGATTTTGTCCTCTGGTACGGCTATTTCAAAGCGGGCTTCGACCGTCAATCGACCCCGAGCTGTACCCTGCCAGTCGAAATTCGTCGGGTCAATGTCAAGCCAGCAAATAGGAGCCAGTGTTTCCTCAGGTGCCGCGACAACGCCGCCAAGGTAAATTCGCTCTGACGCCTCTGCCGACGTTGTCACGCCGCAAATGGATTGCCAGGCAGCAAGACTGGCCAGCATCGTGCGAGCGTTTGTCAGCAGTCCGAGAACGTCAAGGCGAGCCATCAGAGATCCCCCGTCCGCAGAGTTTTACCGCCCCGCATTTCAGGGATTGTTTGTGTGATGCTGACCACCACGGCCCCATCTTGCTTTTGACTGACCGCCTCAACCTGAGCGAGGTCCGCGCCGATCCGGAAAGCATCGTGCACCGTCACGGTCGCGGAACTGCTCAGTATGATTTCGCCGCGGCGTCGAGTGCCGCGGCCTCTTTCCTCTGTTGGTTCCGTCGGAAACCAAGTCACGATGCCCGTCAAGATCTGCTGCTCTGACTCATTGCCGTTAATGTACCGCCGCACCTGGACCGCGAAATCGTCGAGGTCCAAAAATACGTCGGAAACATCGCTGGCAATGAGGTCACGCAAAGACATGCTCAGACACCGTAAGCGTAGTTATAGGCGATTTCAACCAGTGCGATCGTAACCGACGGCGTGCCGGTGCCGGAAGCCTTCTGGAGAGTGACGTAAGGCTGCACGTTCTGGCCGGCCGCAACCGCGGACATATTGAACGTGGTGCCAGCCGCCACTCGCTCGCCTTCGATGTAAAATCGAACGTCGTTCAGGCCGTTCGTGAAGTCGATCAGGAACGTCTTGTAGACGCTGGCCAGTGTGTAGCCAGTGGCTTTGTCATCGTTGTCCGTGGTGGCGTCGTCGGTTTCGGCAACAACAGCGGTCAGCGAGGCGCTGCCCTGCATGCGAAACCATGCGTTGACTGCCACGCTGTCGGGGGTTGCGTTGCGAGCCGAGGCCAACCCGAAACACAGCGTCGTAACAGAGTCAATGCCGGACACCTGAGCGACAAATTTCGCGTACTTCACGGCGCGAATGTCGAAGGCCAGCACGTCGTTATGGAAGAGGGTAACTTCTTCCGCTTCGCTGGTCGCGGCCAGCGTCAACTTTGCTGCGCCGCCGTCCTCGGTGATTGCAATGTACGTCGGAGTGCCTGCGCTGCTGGTGTCGCTGACGGTCCATCCGTTCATGCCGGGAGTTGCAGCAAATTCCTGCGCCCGGTCAAAGAGATCCTGCCAAACCTTGGTGCCACGAGTAACCATCTGAGAGCCTTTCTGATGCCCCTATTCGGGGACTGTGCTATTCGCCGATCAGTTCGGCAAAATCGGGGGCGACACAGCGCCGCCCCCGTGTTCGTCAACCGATGCCCGATCAGGCTCCGGCGTGTTTCTGGATGCCGCGATGATTCAGAGCCTTCGCCCCAAACGTCTGCAGCACGTAATAGGTAATGGAAAGATTGTGCTCGTCCGGCACTGTGCGAATCCGCGGCGTCTCCTGGCCCTGCAAGAAGGTCACTTCGACGGTGTCAATTCGACGAGGCTCGGCAAACAGGTACCAGGCAGTGGCACTGTTGGCGTCCAGCAGTGGCTCGACGATCAACTGCAGATTGCGGTTGATGTTTGCAACGCCGCTTTGCGAGGCGTAGGGGTCTGCGGTGGACTGCAGGAGCGTCAGGATGGTGGCACGCAGGGCAGCGGGCACGCAGATATAGGCTGGCATCAGCCCGAGAATGTCCGGACCTGCACCGCCTTCCGGCGTGTTCTCGCCACGCATCACCATCATGTTCTGCGTCAGCAGGTTGATGGCGGTGGTGTAGTTAGAGACCGAGCCGGTTTCCAGATTCTTTTGCTTGCGGTTGCCGCTCACGTCGGAAAACAGAGCCACGCCGTCACTCATCAGCGGGTTACTGGTGATCTGCGACCACGCCACAGCGTTGACCGTGCGGGCTGCAGCGTCACCGAGGCCAAGCGGCACGCGGGTGAGTGCGTCCATGTCGTCGTTGACAATCAGCTTGTAACTGAAGTCGATTCCCTCGCTGTAGCATTCCACAGCATAGGATTCCTTCGCGTCAGCAAACGAGACCCGATTCGGCCGCTCAACGTCGTTCCAGGCGGGCAGGTTTGGGATGCCACCGTGTCGGAGTCGGTGAATCGTCTTGAAGTCGGCCACGGAAAGCCCCTGACGCATTGGGCCGCGCCACGTTGCAGGCACTTCGGTGTAACCGATCATCATGGATTTGTTGATCGCATCCAACGTTAGATTCGCGAAGTTGCCGGTGGTGTGGTACGGCGTCACCGAGCGACCGGACAGGCCGGCCTTTTCGGGGCCAAACATTGCAGCCTGAGCGATCTTTTCGCGAGACAGGCCAAAGGTTGAAACACCCATGCCCCGAACGTACTCGGTGGCCATGTCCATCAGCGTGGCATGGGCAAACGGGGCAGCCGCTTTGCGTTCGGCGTCGGTGGTGTGCTTTTCGATCTTTGCCGTGTCGCCGTTTGCCGCGAAGCGAACAGCGTTGACGATCATTGCTGCACGAAGGTCACCGCTGAGTCGCTCCTGTCCGGTCTTGCCGATGCTGATCGTGCCGCCGAATGGAATTGAGGCGGAGCGTTCGGCCTTCGCCTTCTTCAAATGCTCGCGAACGGCGTTGACGTCGCTGAAGCCGCGGACCGCGTCAAATTCGTCGGCCATGTCAGCCAGTTCGCACAGGCCGCGGGCTTCAGTCTCGAATGCCGTGCGGGCCTGATGCTGAGCCTCGAGCGCCTTGCGGGTGCCTTCGGCGATCATGCGAGCGACATCATCAGCGGTGAGCGCTGGGGCAGTCGGCTGCACAGGAGCTGCACGTGTTGGCTCCGGAGGCGGCTGCTGAGTCGCTGCCAACTTGCTGGCGTTGTCCACAAGCCACCGCTGGGCCTGATCGTCACTGAATTCGGCTGGCATGCCACGCGACACCAGCAAAGCGCGGAGTTCCTGATTCATTTCAAATCCCTCTTGCGAAAACCTGACCGCTGCCGGGTCGAGCCCTCGCAGCTTTGCCTGAGCGTCTGCACCGATGGGAGTCAACGAGACTTCCCGCAGCCGCCACTTCGTCACGACATTAACCGGCCCAGTGAATTCGCGGCCGGAAATTGTTTTTGTCTGCCCTTCGGCGATGTAAGTGCGCTTCAACACGTCATAGCCGACCGACACGTCTGTAATGTGTCCTTCGCGAACGCCTGCCATCGCATCTTCGGCCTGGGCGGCTTTCGAAAACATCAAGGTTGCGGTGATGTTGCCATCGCCCACCGTGATGTTTCGCGCGCTACCCAACTGGTCTTTGATGCTGGATCGGTTGTGTGAGTCAAGAAACGGAATCTGACGGCTCTTTGGGAACTCTGCACCACGGGCCAGCAGTACCTCCGGCACCATCTCACCGCGAGACCAGTCCGGCATAAGCACCGGGGCTTCAGTGCTGATGACTGCCTCGACAGATCTTTCATCCTCACGGAATGACTTTGCGCGGACTTCGAGCGAGCGAAACCCGGGATCTGCCATCGGCCGTGCAATTGCCTGTGAACGCCTAGACATCGGCTGTTTCCTCTTCGTTTTCGTCAGCTGTCTCGCTGCCGACGTCTTCCATTTGTTCGATCGTCGCCATCGCCGTCAGTGCCTGCGGATCAACGCCGAGGATGTTGTTGACAACAACTTCCGGGATGCCCCGGGCTGCTGCGACTTCGCGCATTTCGGCGATGTTGTCGATGACGGTTCGCCAGTTCACGTTCTGTTTTGCACACTCCATCTGCAGCGAACTGAGACCGCCTTTGATGCGGAGTGAAGCCGCTTTGGCGTCGTCTGTTGGATTGATTGAAAGAGCCACCGGGCCTTGCCAGTTTGCAGCCGAAAACCGCCCCGGGCTGGCTTGAAACTCAGCCGCGGAAATGATGCCGTCGAAGAATCCGGCCAGCACTGCAGCCCGAATCAGGCTTTCGTAGATGGGCTGGCAGAATGACGACGCGAACCACTCCTGCACGTCGTGCAATTCAGGCCATGCGTCGTTGTCTGCTGAGCGCTCGCTGCTGAATGAGCTGTTGCGATAGTCGCCGGTGATTGTCGACGACTTCACGCCCGGCATTGCCCCGGCGGTTTGCCGTTGCAGATGCTGAACGAAGCCCTCCGGATTCATGTTGGGCTGATTCGGACTGTGCAGCTCAAACTTTCCGTCCTTGCCCGTGTTGATGAGCATGGCGGGTTGAATCTTCGTG